CCCCAGGTCTTTCGGCGAACTTTTGGTGCACCACACTTCCCCCATCGGCAGGCGCGTCTCACGTACCGTCAATTTGCACAACTAACGTACTATATTTTTGTGCAATATTACGACTTGAAAAATTTAAAAATGGGATGTATAATAAATATATCAAATAAAGAAAGGGGCAAGCAAAAGAAAGGCTTGCTGATGGTGGTAGATATGATAGTAAAGGCATTTAGAGTATATGGGAAAGAGGGTCACAGATTTAGAGGAAGTTTCTTTGAAACTCGCAGTCTTTTTTTAAGTGGTGTTCCTGTTATAATGGACGTTATAAATTCAGATATAACAGGAACAAATGAATATTCAGTTTTAAAATTTACGCGCGTGTTTGGCGAATTGCCAAATGAAGCATTTGAGCATATGGCAGAGGTGCAGGCTTACGACGGCATTTTTGAGTGCTGTACAATTGGAGACATCGTAGAAGTTCCTTTATACAACATAAAAATACGATGTGGGGGATCCACAACGTTTTTGAACAATTTGACAATCGAGGAAGTTTCAAAAATTCGTAAAACATACAATGAAAAATGCTTGTTCTTCTCGGTTCATAGACAATAAAAATTGTACAACTTGCACAATGAACAGTACAAAACATTGTGCAAGTTGACTATTGTAAAATCAAAATACTATGATATAATGGTATCAGAGTTAAGGAAAGAGAGGAAAAACAACATGAAAGGAAGAGGGTTCAACACTTCAATTATAACTGAGTGGAATGAGTGGGTATATTCTATTGTTCAAGAGTTGGCAACGGAATTGGGCGATAGATATTTATTGTTGCATACTTTCGACCCAGAAACGATGGAGGAAAGAATTATAGCAAAACAAAAAGATTATGCTGTCGAGTATTCAATACCCATCACAAGGTACGTTGAAGATTTCAAGAAAAACAAGGACAAAGAAAAAGAAAAAATTATTTCTTTCTTTGTGCAAGCCGTCAAAGGTTTTTAACCGTGGTTCGAATCCACGTGGACGGCTTTACCGTTACTATGTGACGGTTTGCCAGTAACAGAAACAAACAAAAAGGAGGAAAAAACAAATGGCAAGAAAACAGAAAATCACACGAGACGTGACTAGCACAGAGGTTGAAGTCATGTTGTGCGATACTTCAACCGGTGGTATTCGTTTTGAATACGATACCATCGTGGGAAAGACGACAGAAAAGAAAGCAAAGAAGAAAGCAAAAGAACAGTACGATAAAGAACAGGAAGTTGTCGTAAAAGTAAGACTTACAGAAAAACACGACAAATATTCTATGGATTTAGAAACGTTTGTTAAAAATGCTGAAATTGTAGGTGCAGAAACCGTAAACCCAGCAGAAACAGAAAATGAATAAAAAATGGAGGTAATTTATCATGGAAATCGTATATGAAAGTAGAGATTTTGACAAAGTGGACAAGTATTTGATGACAGCAGGCAAGGGCGCTGTGTCTATGAAAGATGTTGAAGATGGTACTTCTATCCCTGTAGCAGGTTATCTTGAATTCGTTGACAAAAAGGACAACGGAACAGAATCTGAAATTTTGGCTATTATCACAGAATCACGCGGGCAGGTGTACAGTACACAGAGTAAGACTTTCAAGCGCTCACTAATGGATATTCTTGAAGTTATGGGCGAAGAGCCTTTTGCCATTAAAAAAATTAGTGGTATCACAAAGGCTGGGAGACCGTATGTTGACTGCGTACTTGACACGGATTCTGTAAAGACAGAAAAGCCGAAGAAAAAATAAAAATGTTTCACGTGAAACATTTACATAAGGGCGGACACACTCCGCCCTTATAATATTCTCAAAAAAGGGGGGGAAAAAACCCATGACAAAAAAAGAAGAGTTGAGAATAGAATATTTTAGACAAAGAAAAAGAATACAAGCAACTAAAAGAAGATACAAAAAACAAGGTTTCGAAGTAGATTTTGAACTACCAAAAATTCCAAAAAACATAACACAGGCAAGTATAAATAAACTTGAAAAAATTAAGACGAAACAAATACAAGAAAAATCTATATACGTAGACCCCTTGACAGGCGAAGAACTTTCATATTTTCGCGGTAAAAAAGTGATAAAAGAAAGGAAATCAAAGCAAACACAGGCGTACGTTAAAACAGCACAATATGAATACGACACTTTAAAAGCACGCGACAACTTAAAAGATGAATACATAGTGGCAAAAAAAGAAGAATACTTACAAACGTTTGATTTTAGTGAACACGTATTAGACGCATTTAGGTCTATGATTGCACTTTTTCCAAAAATGGCAGAACCCTATTTGACTAAATGGCTGGATATGGCTATCGAACAATTCGGAAAAGAAGTTGTTGCGGATGGCTTGGCAAAAGCAATCAATGACGGAAATATGTTAACACGAAAAACAGCCTATTCAGAAACAGAATTGTTCAACTACACCGAGCGACTTTTTAAGTTTTTTAAAGTCGGAAATTTTGAGCGTGAAGAATTCGAAACCGCTTTTGAAGAATCAAAAAATTATATTGACTACGATTAAAAATTGGGTGGGAGAATAAAGGAGGGTAAAAATAATGAAAAGATTTCATTTTGAAAAAACTTTTGCATGCGACTTTGAAACTACAGTATACGACGGACAAAAAGATACAGAGGTTTGGAGTTCGGCACTCGTTGAAATAGGTACAGAACATGTAATCATACATACAAGTATCGAAGAAACATTTTATTTTTTGCAGGCGCAAAAAGGGGATATTCTTCTATGGTATCATAATTTGAAATTTGACGGATCATTTTGGTTGGATTTTTTGTTGCGTGATTTAGAAATGGAGCAGGCTATGATAAATGACGTTTGGATTGCTGACGAATACATGAAGAATAAAACTTTCAAATATATGATATCAGATAGGGGGCAATGGTATAGTATCACTATTAAAGTTAACGACCACTATATATTAATACGTGATTCCGTAAAGTTGTTTCCGTTTTCACTGGCAGAACTCGGAAAAGCATTTAAAACGAAGCACCAAAAATTGAATATGGAGTATAAAGGTATTCGACATAAAAATGGTCAAATAAAAGACGACGAAAAAGCCTATATTGAAAATGATGTTTTAGTCTTAAAAGAAGCGTTGGAATTTATGTTACAAAATGGACACGAAAAAAGTACCATAGGAAGTAATTGTTTGTCTGAATTCAAGAAAGGTTTTGACGCACAAGACTATAAATTATTTTTTCCGCAACTGGAAGAAATTTCAATACCCTTCGAATACGGAGAAGAAAACGCAGACAAATATATCCGTCATTCCTATCGTGGCGGTTGGTGCTATCTTGTTGAAGAAAAAGCAAATAAACTTTTTGAAAACGGACTAACCGCAGACGTTAACAGCCTATATCCGTCTATGATGTCATCAGAAAGCGGAAACTCATATCCTATTGGCAACCCTTATTTCTGGCGTGGAAATTTTTTACATGAGAAAACAGAACAAGATAATACTTATTACTTTGTCAGATTCAAATGCAGATTCGAATTGAAAGAGGGTTATTTGCCATTTATTCAAATAAAAAATAACCCCTTATATGAGCCTACTAAAATGTTACGAACTTCTGATTTTTACGATAAAAAAACAGATACATATTATAGATATTTGAATATTGCTGGAAAAAAGACGGAGTGCGTTGTCGAATTGACGTTAACTAAAACTGACTTTATTCTATTTAAAGAACACTACAATATTTACGATTTAGAAATACTAGACGGCGTTTGGTTTTACACTGCCATTGGAATATTTGACGATTATATTAACAAATACAAAAAGCAAAAAATGGAAAGCGTAGGCGCGTTGCGCACACTGGCAAAACTTTTCTTAAATAATTTATATGGGAAAGAAGCCACTAACGACGATTCTTCTTTCAAAGTTGCGTACTTAAACGATAGCGAAGAATTGAAATTTAGAAATGTAGAAGAGCACGAAAAGAAATGCGGCTATATTGCTATCGGTTCGGCTATCACATCGTACGCTCGTGAGTTCACTATTCGAACGGCACAAAAGAACTACCACGGCTTGAATAAAAGAGGTTTTATATACGCAGACACGGATAGCATACATTGTGACCTTAAGCCCGAAGAACTTATAGACGTACCTGTACATCCCACAGATTTCTGCCATTGGGCACTTGAAAGTACGTGGGATAAAGGGATTTTCGTTAGGCAAAAAACCTATCTTGAGCATATAACCGAGCAGGACTTGAAGCCGTGTGAGCCTTATATAAATGTTACGTGTGCTGGAATGCCGAAAAAATGCAAGGATTTATTTATCAAGTCTATAGAGGGTTACAAACCAAAAACCGAAGATAAATACACGAAAGAAGAATTGCATTTTTTGGAAACAAAAAGAACAATAGAAGATTTTAAAGTGGGTCTTGAAGTCCCGGGAAAACTTGTACCAAAGCGAATAAAAGGGGGCGTCATTTTATGCGACACAACGTACCAAATACGCTAAAAATTTATTTTCGCAATTTCTTTAAAATTGTGAAAATAAAATGGATAAAGAAGCAATGTAGACGTACTACTTGTCTGTTGTGTAAATACAAGCACGAGTGCTTGCAGAATTTAATTGAATAAAATGTTTCACGTGAAACATAAAAAGAAAGAGGGGCAAACGCCCCTCTTATTTATATCTTGACTTTCGGAAATTTGAGAGCGGAAAGCAAACCCGACTAACAATATCAGCAGTATCTTTCAACCGTGCTTTTCTGATTTGTTCAAACAAATAAAGCCGAAAGGGATATACAATTTTAAAATGAAAGCAAATTCATTGTTGCATTTTTGCTTTCCAAATTTGAAAAACGAAAACAACCGTTTTCAAAAAAATACCTAAAATTTTGTAGCATAAATTCGTTGTTTTTTAGCATAACAAAATTGATTCGATGGTCTGCCGTCGTCGCACTGATTCGAAGCGGAAAACTTTTATCAACACGCGTGTCGACGTATATTATACCATCCTCCATATATTCACGTATAGCATATGAATTTTTTTCAAAAACAAAAGTACAAAGGTATTTTCCTTTTCCTTTCGGCTTCTCAATGAAAGCCGTGTTATCGTTTAAGTAGGTATTTTCGCTAGCGTATTTAGCGTATTTCGAACCAGCGAAAGCACGGTTGAAAGCACTTTCGTTCTGTGCACGACTTGCCGAATCAATAAAACCACTTTCTAAAATGTACCCGTCGCCACGCAGAAATTTTGTATCAGATTTTAAACGCGTTGATATTCCTAACGCGGTGTAATATGGATTTAGTAGTGTTACAGCGTTACCTAATAGAATAACTGGTACATATCTAACTTGTTTTCCATGCCCTCTTGATATTGATGTGTGTATTGATTGAAATTTCTGTATCTCATTCGGTACGTATTTATTGGTTTCACTTTGAAATTCGTCTAAAATGCAAGTTACTACGTCACTAAAAAAGTGACTATATTTTTTGATGTTTTCCGCACCGTTTATGGCTACAGCATATCCGCAAGGCTTGCTATTTAAAAACAATTCTTTGAAAGTTCCCTTGCAACGGCTTTTATCGGTCATGTTATAATTTGGAAAAAATAAGCCTTGTATATCTTTAAAGAATTTTTCCGAAACGTCAGAAAGTTCGTAAGAATATCGGTAAAGCAGGCAGAATTTTTCGCCATATTTTAAAAACCGATTGACTAAATATCTTGAAAACCATGTGGTTTTTCCGCCAGTTCGGTTCGTTGTGACAAGGTATAACTCGGGTTTATTTCCGTTTACATCCATTTTTGATAAAATTTTTGTGCCGTCATAATACATTTTTACCACCTCTTTCATTAAGAGTGTAACATATTTTTGACTTTTTGTCAATTATTTTTGAAATTTTGTAAATTTTACTTGACAGAATGTCAAAGATATGTTACTTTATAATAAAAAGGAGGTGCAGAAAATGGCTGTACTTGACAGAGACGAATATCTTAAAAGACTTGGTTCTATCATTACAGGAGATACGGACGAGGATTTAAAGAATATCGAAGATTTTACGGACACTTTTGACGATTTGCACGGAAAAACAGACACCGAAAACTGGAAACAGAAATACGAAGATAATGACGCCGGCTGGAGAAAAAAATATAAAGATAGATTTTTCGAAGCCATCGACGAAACAAAAGTAAAAGAAATTGACCTGCTCGAAGAGAATACGGACGAGTTAGAATCAGAACCCGAAGAAGTCAAGGAATATGACGACTTATTCGAAGAAAAGGAGGATTAAAAAATGGCTACAAAACCGAAAGCGGTCAATTTAACCGCTACAACGCAGGATATTTTGAATACAGTGCGGAGCAATTCCAGCGCAGAGTACCAGAATTTAGTGCCAAAAGCAGACGGAACTTTACAGAATTTAAGGTCAATCGGCGCAATTCTTATGGATACGCCAGCATTGAAGAATGAATTTTTAAGCGCGCTTTTTAACAGAATCGGAAAGGTTATTATTACGTCAAAAATGTATGACAATCCTTGGGCGTTCTTTAAAAAAGGCATGCTTGAATACGGCGAGACCATCGAAGAGATTTTTGTAAACATAGCAGAACCACATGTTTTCGACCAGCAAAAATCCGAAAGCGAAGTGTTTAAACGTGAAATGCCCGACGTTAAAAGTGCTTTTCATGTTCTTAATTATCAGACTTTCTACAAGCAGACAACTAGTGATTATCAGTTAAAGCAGGCTTTTCTAACTTACGAGGGAATCACAGATTTGATTTATCGAATTATCGACGCGATGACAACGTCGGCAAATTATGACGAATTTCTTGTTATGAAATATTTGCTTGCGCGTAGAATCCTGGATGGGGATTTGAAATCTGTGCAGATTCCGACGGTACAGACGTCTAATTTAAAAGAAATTGTGGGAGATATCAAAGGCGTATCGAATGACATGGAGTTTTTAAATAAAGACTACAACTCCGCAGGCGTTTATACTCATAACGTTAAAGACGAGCAGTATTTGCTTGTCAACACAAAATTCGACGCAACTATTGATGTAGAAGTTTTGGCAAGCGCGTTTAACATGGATAAGGCTTCATTCATGGGTCATAAGGTACTGGTAGATTCTTTCGGGAAATTGGACAAGGTGCGCCTTGCAAAGATTTTTGAGAAAGATGAAACTTACACAGAAATCAGCGACGAGGATTTGAAGAAATTGGACGCTATTCCATGTGTTTTAGTGTCGCGTGAGTGGTTTATGATTTTTGATGTATTGCAGGAATTCAACGAACAGTACAACGGCGAGGGTCTTTATTGGAATCATTGGCTTCATTCTTGGAAGGTAGTATCATCTTCGCCATTTGCACAAAATGCACTTTTTGTCGCTGGAGAAATCAAAGTGGACTCCGTTACTGTGTCAACGTCGACTGCAACACTCAACGGCGTAGGCTCTTCGATTCAGTTAACGGCTACTATTGTCACAGAAAACTTTGCACCGAAAGGGGTGTTATGGACATCAGACAATGATAAAGTCGAAGTAACAGAAAGCGGAAAAGTAACGGTACTTGCAGGTGCAGAAAGCGGAGAGGTGCACGTAACAGCTACAAGTGCCTACGACGACACTAAAACAGGTACTTGTACTATTACTGTTACAGTTTAACAATGTTTCACGTGAAACATTGACAAAATAACGGAGGTGATAACATGAGTTTAATAGAACCCAATTCAAAGATTTTTCTTATTAAAAATCTACCCTTGAATAACGCATACAAACATACAATTTATTTTAGTGATAAATCAGCACAGGCGGTTTACTTCAAAAGTAAGGTTTTTAAAGAATTTGAAGCGCAGTCCTACCAACGAGTAAATTCGGGGACGTTAAGACTTGGGGTTAAGGCAGACGACATTTATAACGCGTCATATTTAATGTTTCAAAATACAGACTTTGGAAATAAATGGTTCTATGCTTTTATCACTTCCGTTAATTATGTTAATAATGCGGTTTCAGAAATAGCATATGAATTAGACGTGATACAATCATACTACTTTGATTTTACGTTAAAAAAATGTCTAGTTGAAAGGGAGCACACAGCCACAGATGAACTATTTGAGCATTTAGTACCAGAGCCCTTTAAGCCGAGCGAATACCGAATGAGTCAAATTCAAATTGCAGGAAGCGGAGAGGATTTATTTAGTATAGGGGGCTACATTCTTGCTACGATGTATAACACAGTAAACCCAGCTGAGGGAGAAAAGCGTGCTAGCGGTGGCAAATTCAACGGAATTTTTTATCCATGTGATATGCTTTTCTTTCCAGTAGGAGAAGAAAACGCGCTTTCGATGATGATTAAAGGTATCAATGCTGGTTTACCAGATTCAATTTTATACCTAACGACTGTACCAAAAATTGTAAGTAATAATTTGGCAACCACAACAAACACACGAAGAATCAGTACCACAGAATACAGCACTTTCACAAATATCAATATACAGCCGTCTCACACTAATATAGATGGCTACACACCAAAGAATAAAAAGTGTTTTATTTATCCCTACCATTATTTGGTGGCGAGCAATTCGGCAGGTGGTGGCTCTGAATATCGGTTCGAAGATTTTCAAAACAACACAAACATAGAGTTTTCTTGCTACTCGGACATTTCAGAAAACACAACGATACAGATTTCACCGAACCATTATAAGAGCATTATACGTGGGTTAGACTATGGATTTGTCGGACAGACCTATCCGACACAACCGTATAGCACTAATCAAGACGCTTATTTTAAACAGCAAGAAATGAATTTGAGAAATCAAAATACAATCAATGTAGTGAGTGGTGCTATTGGAACAGGCGTTTCAATTCTTGGCGGTGGCATGTCAACGCTAGGAGGTGCAGAAAAAGCCGAAAAAGAGGACGCTAATCTTTCATACGGTGGCTTGGCTAGTTCTATTGGTTCTACCGCTAATTTTGTTTCTTCTGTGAAATCAATGGAAGAAGCAGAGGACAATCTGAAAAAAATGAATTCATTCGTCGCCCCACGCGTTAGTGGCGTCGGTGGTGCTAGTAATATCGCGGTTTTGAACCAACAAATAGCACCAAAATTCTACACAAAAAATTGCCAGCACGATGAAATAAAAGCAATTGACAATTTTTTCACAATTTACGGGTACAAGGTAAATGAGTTAAAAGTACCGAGCGGTCACGGCGTTAACGGTTCATCATTTAATCGACCATCTTACAACTATGTTAAAACACAAAATTGTGTTGCGGTTGGGGAAATGCCTGCAATTGTTAACGCAAAAATTTGTTCGATTTTTAACAACGGACTAACCTTTTGGAAAGACGGAAATTCCGTCGGAAATTACGAAGAAAATGGAGTGTGATTTTATGTATTATAAAAAGGCAAAGCAGATTTCTTTTTCAAGACAGAAAAGAAATAAAAAGGACGTTAAATATATTGTTATTCATTTTACAGGAAATAAAAAAGATACGGCAAAAAACAACGTTGACTTTTTTGCTAAAAATAACACACGCGAAGCAGGAGCACATTTCTTTGTATCGGCAAACGGAGAGTATGCAAAATCAATACCCATGAACCGAAGTGCGTGGGCGGTTGGTGGTGTTTTTGATAAAAATGCGAAGTACCTTAATAAATGCAACAATTTCAACAGCGTTTCTATTGAATTGTGCAACGCGGTTGACGGTTGGACGGTTGGACACGTGACAGGAACGAAAAAAATAATTAAGTACATCCGCAAGTACTGTCCGAACGCAAAAACAATCATATGTCATCACGATGTTAACGGCAAGAATTGCCCGAACTGGTGGAAGAGATTTCACAGTTTTAAAAAATTATTGGAGGTAAAATAAAATGATGAATGATGTTTTGACAGCAATTTCAACTGTGGGTTTTCCAACTGTCATGTGTGGGACGTTGTGCTACTATATTTATAAAGTGCAGACGCCACTAATTGAAGCAATAAACAAGAACACCGAAGTCATAACAAAAATGGTGAGTGCATTGGAGGTGGAAAAGCATGGGGAGACGGAAAACGCCGAATCAAAGGAATAGAAATTTTTTAGAATCTGCAAAATTGAATAACATAACATTTCAATATTACTTGGATTTATTACAGCAATTGGCAATTTCACGATTCGAATGGAAAAATTTACCTAAAACCGTAGACGAAAGGTATCTTGAATTGACGTTATTTTTTGACGGTTTTGCTGTTTTTTTTGAAGACGAGGTGCTTGGGTCTCTTGCTTTGAAAGCAATGATAAACGGTCGCTATAATTTGTATGATATTCCGATTAGACGTATAGCCTACGCCAATAACGGATATCGAAGAAATTTGAATAGCAAAAATTCCGTTGTTCTATTTAATAACATGATACACACACCAGCTTACGACACAGTGTTGTTATTTGCACAGCGTCTTGCTAATTTAGACCGAATTATTGACGTAAATTGTAACACACAAAAAACGCCAGTTTTAATTGAATGTGACGAAAACGAAAGGCTTACAATGCAAAATGCTTACCAGCAATTTGACGGAAACGCACCAGTTATTTACGGAAAAAAAGGAATCAAAGAGGGGCTAACTGTTTTAAAAACGGACGCACCTTATACCGCAGATAAATTATACGAATTAAAATCAAAAATTTTTAATGAAGCACTAACCTATCTTGGTATTGTAAACGTAAATGAAAATAAACGCGAAAGAATGATAACCGATGAGGTTGTGCGGTCCATGGGTGGTGCAATGATGATGAGAGAAAGCGTATTGACGGCAAGAAAGCAGGCATGCGAACAAATAAATGATATGTTTGGGCTAAACATATCCGTAGAATTTAAGGACGGAGGTGTTAACAATGTCAACCTATACAGTGGAAGTACGAAGGATATGTCAGTCAATCGCGGAACAGAACAAAATTCAAGTGTTTGATGATGTGGAAAGACTTATTAGGGTTGCGTACCCTAAAATATTTGAGGATTATATTCCTTTTTTTGACGAAAGTTATAAAAATGTTTTATTTCCGAAAATCTTACGCCATTATTACACACGTGAAATAGGGTTGGAAACCGTTGGTCTCTGGAAATTAAAGTTAAATACTAAAATGGCGGAAATAATGCCATATTACAATCAATTATACCAATCTGAATTACTAAAGTTTGACCCGCTAAAAAATACACAATATTCGGTCAAAAGCAAGCGAACCTTTGACGGCAAAAACGTTCTTGACGGTTTACAAAAAACTGACACAAGTAGCAACACAGATTTTTCTGGACATAGAAAAACGGACAACACAGACACAGAAACAAATAGACTAGACCGAAACACAACCGCTACAACAGATTATAAACAAGATGAAAAAGAAAAATTTGGAAAAAATACGGAACATGTTTATGATTCGCAAAATCGAAACGAATTTGGAGAAGAAAATACACAAAAATATGAAAAGACAGAAACGCAGGAACACAATACAACCGATGAAACAACAATAAACACGTCTACCAGTTACGAGGGTAAAGAAAATACGAAAAATGTAGTTCCGAAAGAATTTGAAAGCCTAACAAAATACAGCGATACGCCGCAGGGTACGATTGAAAATATAAAGGCTGGAAAATATTTGACAAATGTTACTTCTACAGTTACACCGGAAAGTGAATCCGATTCCATTAAAACTTTCGAAAATCGTGCAGACAAAAACACAGGAAGTACAGCACTTACAAAAACAGGAAATGATACAACCACGCTTGGCGGTTCTGATGTGCTTATAAAAAGTGGAACAAATACAGAGACAAAAACTGGAGAAGATACAGACCGAGAAAGTGGAGAAAATGAAAAAAACTTGACTTCAAACAACACAGAAAATACTTTTGAAAACAGCAACGACAATAGAAAGAATGTTTTAGACGGTAACGAAAATATAAAAAATGTTACGATTTTAACAAGCGACATTTTAGGAAAGACAGACAACACAACGAAGATAGATAATATTGACGATTATATAGAAAGTGTTTTCGGTAAACAAGGCACAGAAACTTATAGTGAAATGCTTATGAAATTCCGAAGTACATTCCTAAATATTGACATGCTGGTTATTGAAAACTTAGAAACCCTATTTATGGGGTTATGGTAGAATGGAGGCACATGTTATGTACGGTTACGGTTGCGGTGGTTGGCTTCCACCGATTTCAACACTTACAATACCCGGGGTTTACTCGGATACGTTATCCTATGAAGATAACCTTGCTCAAATAATGAAAAAAATAAACGAATTAGTTGAGCAAGTTAACAACCTTTCAAACGGTGTAAACAATTACACCGATGAGCAAATAAAAAAATTAAAAGCAGAACTGGAAAAAGAAATTTCCGCACTGGAAATAAAATTGCTTGCGTTTGTTTCAGATTTTGAAAAAGAAATTTCAAGGGTTGAAAAAGAAACAGACAATAAAGTGCGGGCTTTACATGATTACATTGCCAGTGAAATTTTAAAAACAAACGAAAAAATTAAGGAATTAAAAACTTATATTGACACACAAATTTTTAACGCAGAAAAAAGACAAATAAAATATACCGATAATAAAGTTGACGTAGAAAGTGTGGAAAGAGAAGCACAGGACGAATTTTTGAATAACAAAATTGAAAACGTTGTGAAAGAATTTCCAAAGGTGTACAATGCGGTTTTAGGTGTAAAAAGTGACGTGCAAGACACTTTCAATTCTTTTTACGAGTATTTACGTGAGTTGGGTGTGCTTTCTATTTCATATGACAAAATGGAAATGACAGCGGAACAGTATGACAAAATGGAGTTAGAAGCACACGTTTTTGACGTGTACAGCGGTTTCATTTTTTCCGAAAGTTTAAGCAAAATCTTTTCGCCGTTTACTGGAAAAAAAGAAAACATGCCAAAAGTACTATATGAACTTATAGAGCGAGCACGCTGGAATGCTGACACGTCAAAATATTTTGACGAAAAAACAAGCACGGTACAGAATATGGATGCTTCAAATTACACCGCTAAAGAATACGAGTTTTTTAATATAAATTCAACAAAACAAGATGGTGACTTTAATTTAAAAAATCGTAGGTATATCAGCACTTCTACAGTTTGGAAAAAAGAAAATGAGAACACTACGCAGGGTGCAACAAATTCCGCATGGGAAACTTTAAACAATATTGGAAATTCCGATATCATTTCTTTCAGTTTGATAATTGGAAGAAAAGGAAAGAAAGAACAGATAAATATTGTTAACGACTTAACAACAGGAGAAGTAGAAGAATTTGACATAACAGACTTTACATGCAACAACGAAAAGCAAGTTGCCTATTCAAGGCGTGTTAAAATTGGACTTGCTGACAATGCCATAGATAATACTTTTAATTTTGGAGATTGTACAGCAAACTCACTATCTTACACAGATTTGAGCCATGAAAGTTATGTTGCAAATGACAATTTAGTAATATATGAATTACGTGTAAATTATTACGCAAATTCTATAAATAATTTATAAAATGGAGGTAAAAAATTATGGATTTTAACGCGACAAATAGCACTCCTAACTATGGATTGCCTATTTTTATTGACACCGACAAGCCATCATGGCTTGTAGATTGGAACGGTGCAATGACGGAACTTGACACCGTTATCAAAGAAATTTCAACCAGCGAAGAATCAAACGAAAATTTGATTTCAACAGCAAACGCAAATATTGCAAAAATCAATAATACAATTGAAGAAATACAGGCATACAATACCACATTGACTAACCGCGTCGTTACTTTGGAGGGCAAAACAAATAAACTTGAAAGTGAATATAACACAGTTATCAATGACTTACAGGCGCAAAACAGATTGGTATTACAATTGCAGGAGGCTATAAACACTATAAACACCGAACTGGATAACCTTACAAATAATGTTATCCCACCTATTGAAGTTGAACTGGATTCTTTAACAAAAATTGTAAATGCCAATAAAAATGCACAGAATGTTATTAACCAGCAGACAACGCAAAAGTTGACAGAACTTAATTCAAGCGTGGAAAATATAACAAGCAATACTATACCACCTATTGAGGACGGTTTGAGTTCTTTGACAAATATGGTAAACAAAAATACAGACGACATCCAGCAAAATTCAAGGACGATTGAATTGACAACGTCAAGGCTTTCAAACTTGGAGCGGGATGTGCAGCCGTTAAAAGCACACGCTAACGTGGTACATTGTTTGAATGAAAGTGGTATTCTTCCTGCAACGGTTAAAGATTTGACCGAAGATTACACACTTAAAAATATTTCAGTAGTTGTATATGCCGATTATACCATTGACAACATGCCAAAAATGGCTTTAGCACCTGTTTTCATTTCCAGCGAAACTAGTGCAGAAAGCTCAGGTACTTTCGGAGTTGAAACAAAAACAATTTTGACGCCTAATAACACAGCAGAATCTTATACGGTGGCTGTTAGTTATAGAGGTGTTGAAGATTCAAAAACGTTGAACGTATCAATTATTGGAAATAATAAAGTTGCACTGCGTGCTTATACAGCGACGGCACAATCGACTAAATAAGGGGGGGGCTTAAATATGAGTGAAAAAAATATGAAAAGTGTTGTGGGCGTGCAGATTGGAAAGGTTAACGCCAGCAACGGCACAGATAATTATGGACTGCCTATTTTTATTGCAACGGACAAACCAGCGTGGCTTTTAGATTGGAATGGTGCAATGGTGGCTATTGATTCGCTTTTTAAGCAAATTGACAGCAAAGCGAGCGTTTCAGAAACAGAACTTGACGCACTTAAGGTACAGATTGAAAGTGCTAATAACGCGATAAGTGGTTTGCAGGAAAGCACGTTGTCACTTACCACTAACGTTGCAGGATTGACAACAGACGTAACGCAGGTAAAAAAAGACGTTGACGAAATGCAAGAAACCGTTGTACGGTTGTCGGAATCGGTTAAAACACTTGTAACAAAAGTTAACACAAATAGTAGCAATCTGACAAAAATGAATAATAATATTCTTACAAATGACGGTGGCAGAATGCACGTTGCCAACGTTGACGACGTCAACAGCAGATTGGTCGTAATAAATAATCTGAATCCAGAGGGTGCAGGATATGTATTGTTAAACATTAAAGGGAGCGGTAATTTCAGCCTTGGTACTACTTTGCTAACTTTAAATTTTAGTGACATTTTTAACAATGAAATTTTTACGACACAAATTCCATACAGAGACAGCACTTACAATATAAGGTTTACAAAGACACGTGTACCCGACGGCGGTGGCATGGGCGTTACTGTTTCAACTAAACAAACAAGCGAAACAACCTACCACTCCACAAATGCCATTATCATTTCAAGTGATATCGCAACGTTAGTTTAATAAAAGAGGGGCGCGCGCCCCTCTTTTTATAGGTTATTTAATTCTAACATCAAATCAAATAGACCCTCTTTTTCGTTATTTGAAAATGTTTTTTCTTCTTCGCAATGACCAAAATATTCGAGACCATAAGCAGTAATATATTTTTCGATTTTACTAAGATCCGTTGTAGGTAAAAAACGTGTCTCAAATACGCCATCGTTACGAATCCAAATATAATAACCTTTTACTACCATATTTACACCTCCTTTTAATTATGCCAGCATTTCTTTACATTTTCGCCGATATAATAAATACGACTTGCACCTCTTTTTTTCAATTCAAATTTAATACCTTTTGCAAACACACACTCATAAACTTTAGAATCCTCTAACTCTAACCACACTCTTTTTCCAGTTGCTAAAATTTCTCTAACCTTTTCAATTCTTTCACTTGTCATTTCAAACATATCTACCACCATCAGCAAGCCTTTCTTTTGCTTGCCCCTTTCTTTATTTGATATATTTATTATACATCCCATTTTTAAATTTTTCAAGTCGTAATATTGCACAAAAATATAGTACGTTAGTTGTGCAAATTGACGGTACGTGAGACGCGCCTGCCGATGGGGGAAGTGTGGTGCACCAAAAGTTCGCCGAAAGACCTGGGG